ACGTTCAGTCGGCGCGGCGGGAGGACAGCAACAGACGGATTTCCGCATGCGTGGCACGGATGAACCAAGTGCAGACTTTCACGGACCATGCCCCTCGGGCGGTACTGTTCGGAGTACATCAGGCCGCCTGCTTGGTGGCGGGCAATTTTTTCAGCGCCGCGTCCAGCGCGATCATCGTCCGAAGGTTCGGCATGTACGCCGACTCATAGACGATGCGCTCGACCGTTTTACGGTTCACCCCTGCCTGTAGAGCAATAGCGCTCCACTTGCCGCGACGGGTGATCAGGTCTTTTCGAAGCGAGTCAATGTCCATGGCCCAATTATGCACGACATCTTTGTCGCGGGTCAATAGCCGGCCTGGAACACCTTTGTCAGCGAGTTTGTGTCGCAATTTGGGTATGCCGCACCGACTACCAGCGGGGGCCATCCTCCAGGCCAACCTCAAGGCGCTACTAGCGCACCGGAATCTGTCCGCCCGACAACTTGCCAACCAGCACGAAGCCACGGCTAAACAAATACAGCGCATGGTTTCCGGCGCTGTATCACCCACCCTTCGTCAGATCGAAGACGTTGCCAAGCTGCTCGGGCTGCAGCCGTGGCAACTATTGGTCCCCGGCCTGGACCCGACGAACCCACCGGTTGTGACCATGACCGAGACTGAGCGCGCCCTTTACGCGCGGCTCAGAGAGGGCATCGCACAACTGCCGCCGATCCGCTCCCGCTAAAAAATTTTTGCGTTGGTTGTGACATCTTTGTCTTGACTACCACGACATCTTTGTCTTACTATCTCTCCATACCGCATCGATCAACGGTGCACGGAGACGACGATGGCACAGTACGACCGAGTAGCCGCCGACGAGCGCGAGCGCCACCGCCAGCACGCCGAACACCTGGCCGCCGAGTCCGCCCCGTCCGTCGATGACATGGCCGCCCGCAGCCTGCGCGAGATGGACAGCGCGGATCTGCTCGACCTGATCGCCAACACGCCCGAGGCCGAGTCCGCCGTGGCCGACATGGCCTACGCCGCCACCTGTCTGTCCGACGCGTCCTGGGTGCTGTTCGCCCGCCGGCTGCGCGATGCGATCGTGGCCGAGCAGGTGCGCCGCGAACGCAAGTACCTGAAGGGCTTCCGGGCCGCGGCTTGGGGGGCGCTGTTATGAACACCGTCCCCAAAGTTCACGTCAGCCGCACCTGCGGCCATCAGGGCCTGCGCACCCATCGCACGTTGAGCGAGGCGTTTGGCCCATACGCCCGACTTGCGGTGCAGGAACGCGCCAAGAAGGTCGACCGAATCATCGGCGTGGTGTCGGCCGTCGTGATCTGCGTCGGCCTCGTCTGGGCCTCGATCAGCTAACCCGCCGCGCGGCCGGTTGCCGCGCCACACCAAGGAGCCGCGTCATGAACGCCATCTTGAAGTCCATCACCGCACCGCTCGCGATCGACGCGCTGGTTGTCCAGTGGGTCGAGCAGAAACGCATGGAAGAGCAGGCCAACAAGCGCCGCGTCGAGATCGAGGCGCAGATCATCGCTGCTCTGGGCGAGCCCGACGAGGGCAGCGCGACGCACGAACTGGTCGACGGCAGCAAGTTGACCATCACCAGCAAGATCACCCGAACCGTGGACGAGGCCGCCTGGCGCTCGATCATGGCCGATATCCCCGAACACCTGCGCCCGATCAGTTTCGCCGAGAAGGCGGTTCTGGACCTGAAGGGGCTTCGGTGGCTCATGGAAAACGAGCCGCGCATGTACAACCGCGTGGCCGCGGCGGTGACTGCCAAGAAGGCGAAGTCGGCGATCAGCGTGCGGGTGGCCTGAGATGGCTGCTGTGCTCGACATCGCTGGCGCTCGCTTCGGCCGTTTGACGGCAGGCCAACAGACCCGAATCGGGGAGCGTCGGCGGATTGCTTATGTGTGCCTCTGTGATTGCGGTGAGCAGCGCACTGTTCTCAAAGAGAACCTTACCGCTGGGCGGCAGGTTTCATGCGGTTGTTGGAACCAAGAAAAATCCTCAGCTCACGGCGCAATGATTGCCCGCACGCATGGCATGCATCGCACGCGCACTTACCGCATCTGGGCACAGATGAAGCGACGGTGCCAGACCCCAAGCAATGGCGCATATCCGCGTTATGGCGCCAAAGGCATCACGGTTTGCGCGCGCTGGCAGTCGTTCGAGAACTTTCTCGCTGACATGGGTGAGTGCCCGGACGGACTCACGATCGATCGTGTCGACAACAGCCGCGGATATGAGCCAGAAAACTGTCGCTGGGCCACCTGGGTCGAGCAGGCAAACAACAGAGGATGACATGGCAATTTCTTTGAAATCCATCACCCGCGGCCAGGCCGTGCGTGCCCCGCGAATTCTCCTGTATTCCAGTCACGGAGTGGGCAAGTCCACGTTCGGCGCCAGCGCCGACGCGCCGATCTTCATTCAGACCGAGGACGGCGCCGACGAGCTCGGCGTGGCGCGCTTCCCGTTGGCCGCCACCCATCAGGACGTGGTCGACGCCATCGGCGTGCTCTACAACGAGCCGCACGAGTTCCGCACGGTCGTGGTCGACACCATCGACTGGGCCGACCAGCTGATCTGGGCCGCGATCAACGCCAAGCACAGCGCCGCCGACCTGGCCTACGGCAAGGGCGCGGTCATCGCCGCCGAGTACTGGCGCGGACTGCTCGACGGCCTGAACGCGCTGCGCAACGACCGAGGCATGGCCGTGATCCTGCTGGCGCACTGCCAGGTCAAGCGGTTTGACTCACCCGAGGTGGAGCCGTTCGACAGGTACATGCCCAAGCTGCAGGAGCGGTCCTCGCAACTGCTGCAGGAATGGTGCGACGCGGTGCTGTTTGCCAACTACAAGATGTTCACCACCGCGACCGACGTGGGCTTCAACAAGAAGGTGACCCGCGGCGTCTCGACCGGCGAGCGCGTCATGTACTCGAGCGAGCGCCCGGCCTACCTCGCCAAGAATCGCTACAACCTGCCGCACGAACTTCCCCTGTCCTGGGCCGCCCTGGTGGGCGCGATGGGCGCGGGCGTTGCGGCTGCTCAATTCACCCCCGCCGCACCTGCGGCCAACACCAGCGCCGCGCCTGCGGCCGAAACCCAAGGAGCCTGACATGGCCCAGATGTCATTCAACGCGGCAACCGTCGCGCCCCAGCAATCCTTCAAGCCGCTGCCGGCCGGCGTCTATTCCGTGGTCGCCACCGACTCCGAGGTCAAGCCTACCAAGAACGGCACCGGCCAGGTCGCCCAGTTCACCATGCAGGTGGTCGAGGGCGAGCACACCGGGCGCAAGATTTTCGCACGCTTCAACATCGCCAACCAGAACCCAGAGGCCGAGCGGATCGGACAGAGCCAGTTCTCGGCCTTCTGCCACGCCGCGGGCGTGCTGCAGGTGAGCGACACCGCGCAGCTGCACGGGCGCCCCGTGCGCGCCAAGGTGAAGATCCGCAAGGACCCGACCGGACAGTACGAGGACAGCAACGAGGTCAGCGGCTTCGAGGCGGGAACCACCGGCCCGGCGGCGCCCGCCATCCAGTCGCCCGTCGCCGCACCCGCGGCCGCCGCTACGGCCCCCTGGAAACGCGCGGCAGCCTGACATGGCCGCAATCCCTGCCCCCGTCCACCAGACGGCCGCCGCCATCTACGCGCTGTACGAGCAGCGCGAAGCAGGAGAGGAGGCCCGCCCATACCTGGGCGCGTCCGCCCTGGGCGATCCGTGCGCGCGACGGCTGTGGATGGGCTTTCGCTGGATCGCCCGCGAGCAGTTCGATGGCCGGATGCTGCGCCTGTTCCAGACCGGTCACCGCGAGGAGGCCAGACTTCTGGACGACCTGCGCGCGGTCGGCGTGCAGATCTGGGACCGCCAGCCCGACGGGCGCCAGTTTGGCGTGTCGTTTGCCGGGCATGGCCGCGGCCACCTGGACGCGATTGCCCTGGGCCTGCCCGAAGCGCCCAAGACGGCCCACGTGCTCGACGTGAAGACGGTCAGCGTCAAGAAGTTGGCCGAGCTGCGCAAGAAGGGCTTTCGGGCCCTGTACCCCAAGTACCACGCGCAGGGCACCGTCTACATGGGCCTGATGGATCTGGACCGCGCCGCGTTCGTGTTCGTGTGCAAGGACACCGACGAGATCCACCTGGAGCGGTTCGAGTTCGAGCGTGAGGAGTTCGATCGGCTGATGGCGAAAGCCGAACGCATCATCTTCGCCGACGAGCCGCCGGTGAAACTGTCCGACGATCCGGCCTGGTACGAATGCAAATTCTGCCACTTCCACGCCCACTGCCACGGCACCGCCGCGCCGGCGCCGACCTGCCGCAGCTGCGCGCACGTCACGCCTGAGCGCAACGGCACCTGGTCGTGCGAACTGGTGCACACCACTCGCGACGAGCAGGCCCAGCGCACCGGCTGCGACTTCCACCGCGTGATCCCCATCCTGCTGGCGAACTGGGCCGAGCCGATCGACGCACCCGACGGCGCCGTGCTCTACCGCAACAAGATCACCGGCAACCAGTTCCTGAACGGTCCGCGGCCCGAGGGCTATTCGTCAGACGAGATCCACGCCTGCGCGGACAAGGGGGCATTGGGCGCGCCTGAGTTGAAGGCGTTTCGGGATGAGTTCGAGGGTCACATCGTGGAGATGGCCAAGTGATCCTGCGCCCCTACCAGCGCCGCGCCCTGGACGACCTGTTCGCCTGGTTCGGCCGCCATCCCGAAGGCAACCCGATCGTCGACGCCTGCGTAGGCGCGGGCAAGTCGGTCCTGATCGCCACGCTGTGCCGCGAGGCCATCGAGCAGTGGCCCGAGACGCGGATCGTCATGACAGTCGCCAGTCGTGAGCTGTGCCAGCAGAACCTGCACAAGCTGCTGGCCGTCTGGCCCGAGGCGCCGGCCTCGCTGTACTCGGCCAGTCTGGGCGCGCGCCAACTGGGTGGCGCGGTGCTGTACTCGACCATTGGCAGCATCTACAAGCGCGCGCACCAGCTGGGCGCGGTGTCGCTGCTGCTGGTCGACGAAGCCCACATGATTTCGGCGTCCGAGACCGGCATGTACCGCCGACTCATTGCCGACCTGACGAAGTACAACCCAGGCCTGCGCGTGATCGGCTGGACGGGCACGGCGTTCCGCGGCAACGGCATCTGGCTGACCGATCAGGAAGAGCCGATTTTCCACGGCATCGCGGCCAAGATCACGATGCGCGAACTGCTGGACAGCGAATACCTCGCTCCCCTGCGCTCGATCGCCACCGAAACGCAAATCAACACCGCCGGTCTTGGCCTGCAGGCGGGCGACTATCGAGTGTCCGAACTGGCCGACGTGTCCGACCGCGAGGCCCTGGTGCGCGCGGCCTGCGCCGAACTGGTGACGTTGGCCGCCGGGCGCAACCGCTGGCTGGTGTACGGCGTGACCATCGAGCACGCCACCCACATCCGCGACGCGCTGCGCGACCTGGGCGTGGTCGCCGAGATAGTGAGCGCCACCACGCCGCTGTCAGAGCGCGACGCGATCATCAAAGCCTTTCGGGCTGGGCGCGTGCGGGCGCTGGTCAACGTGGCGGTGCTGACTACTGGATTCGACGTGCCGGAGGTCGACTGCATCGCGCTGCTTCGCGCCACACGCTCCCCCCTGCTCTACACGCAGATCTGCGGGAGGGGTATGCGGATCGCGGACGGCAAGACCGACTGCGCATGGATCGACTTCACGTCCAGCACGGCCACCCTGGGCCCCGTGGACCTGATTCGCGGCCGCGCCAAGCCGCGCCAGCGCGCGAGCCAGGGCGCCCCACTCCGATTCTGCCCGCAGTGCGGCTCGCAC